TTCAGTCGTTAGTTTCAAAAAATCGTTTCTTCCTAGTTCTGCAATTCGTTCAATGTCATAGGTCAAACTGTTGTAAATCACTCTTTCAACAAACCCGACATCGGTCCGGTATCGTATCGTAAATTCCACCCGCCGCCGGGCTACGTTTAGCCCTTTGTCGGTTTCTTCATCGCTGCCGGTTTTCGGGTATTCCACCTTCGCCCAAACGGTTGCTAACGTTGTCCAGGTTTCAACAGGTTCATTATAGGCATTCGCCGCCGTTGTTCGCGTCTGAAGCGTTATTCGTCTGTCAAGTTGTCCCGGATTGATTCCCGTCAGCATTATATTAAGTTTGCGCGGCTTCCAAATTGCAACCAGGCACTTGTTCTAATGCCGGGCGTGTTTTCGTTAATCTTCATATCCTCCCGGCGCTCGTAAAGCATTGTAAGCGTGGTTAAAATACTGTGCTTAATCTCTGCCGGAACGGTGCTAGTCGTTGCCCCTCCTGCCGTGTAAGTGACCTGTACAGCGTTCGGGTAATCGCCCACGTCGGGCGCGTCCGAATCGGGCTTAATAACTATCCTGGGAGTCATCCCTACCAAGTCCTCACTATAATTTGAACTCGCCCACGTTTGCAAATCGCCGTTTTCGTCCAGATACTTAACGTGGGTAATGGCTGCCGCCGGGTAAACCGGCAAAGGTAAAACCCCGGCGGCAGGCCACTTGTCCCAATACGCTTTTACAGTTTGCGAAATAAGTATCCGGCCCGTCTCTTGCTCGACTTTACGCCGGGCGACAGAAATAAGCGACTGGATAAGGCCGTCCTCGTCGTTAGCATCAACGCGCAATTGCGTTTTTGCCTCGTCGAGCGTTACCGGCTCAGCCGCCGGGCTGGATGTTATTTCGTATTTCATTAGCTTGGTCCCATGTCAGTTGCTACACAGAAGGAAGCCGCATGGCGTACGCCGCAATCCCAAAAGGAATTGACAACGATCTCCACCGTGGCCTCTTTTGCCTTCGTATAGGGGTTAACCATGATGTCCAAGCCGCCCCATTGGCCGATGATCAACTCCGACCAGTTCCCAAAGAAGCCGGTGTAGTTGATACCTGCACCCGGTACAAGGGTAGACGTTACAGCGCGGTAGCCGTTAAGTTGGCCTTCGCCGTTGTTGGTGCCCATCCAAACGAATTGGCCGGTGTTGGTAGCTTTTTCTTTTGATTTCAGGCCGCCGGCAATAGTCGGGTGTACCAGGTACGCCAGGTTGCCAAAGTCGGCGTTAGATGTTGCCGTTTTGGTTTCAAATTCAATGATTTTTGCCCATGTTGGCAATGCGCTGGAGCAAGTCACCGTATTAATACCCGACGTTGCATCGATACCCGTAGGTTCAGTACCGCCGCCGCCCGTAAGGGCTGCCGTGTCAAGGGCTTGCGCAATGGCGAAGTTTAACCGGCCCCGGACGAAGTTCTCCATGTCGATCGTGCTTTGTAGCATCACCTGCTTGGAAATGTCAGTGAATGCCGCCAATCGATTCGGCGACATTTGCAGGCGGTCAAAGGTTGGGCTGGTTTCGGTGGCACTCGCTACCTCCGTAGCCCAAACGGCTGCTGCATCGGCATCATTCCTGGGGAAGTCAATATTCCCCTGAAGGCCGCGTAAAACAGTAGCGCCTAAGCGCTCCGTAACAAGTCGCGGCTCCAAAATAGGAATAAGAGCGCCAATATCGGTTTGGATGGTGTAACCGCCCGCCGTGGTTGTTCCTGCCAACATATCGCGCTTTTCAACGCGCATCTGCGAAGGAACCAAAAGGTTTCCGGATGTCGAGAATCCAAGTTCCCGGTTTTCCCGAACCGCCTCCTGATACATTTCAAGTTCCAATCCTTCCAGCCCGTTGCGTTGTACGATGTCCCGGATGGCTTTCATCATTCGGTACTCGCTGCGGGCTTTATCCCATCGGTCGCCACGGCTACCTTCCGGCAAAATGGTTACGGACGGTCCGGTGCTGGATTTCGATTCTGTTGATACAGGTGCGGCGGTGGCGGTGGATGTCCAGCCGGCAGCGCGGGCCTCCACGTCGAGCATCTTTTCCAGGTGCGAAACCTGTTTTTCGGCGGCTTCAAGTTCGGCCTGAGCGGCTTCCAAAAGTGGGCCGTCGGTGTCTTCTTTGAAGGAGCGATTTTCGATCTTGCTGCTTAGCGCTTTGATTTTTTCCAGCGCAGCGGCACGTTCTTCTCGCTTTTCTTTGAGCAATTGTGCAGTTTGCATAGTTGTTATTTGTTTGGATATTGCGCCAAAATCGCCCGAACCTGGGCGCTGCGCTGGTTAATTTTTTCCTCGTTTTCTTGTTGTGATTGCCATTCAGATTTTGCGGCCTCCAATGATCGTTTGGCCACTGTTGTATCTGGATTTGCAGGGAACGTAACAGGCGACACATCCCAAACCCGTCGAACGCGCTTAATAGTGCGATGTTCGCCGGCATCGGAGCGTGTCCAGTCGTCGTCTTCGTTGACATTCAAAGAGAACCCCCATGAACTTTGTGTGATGTCGCCCCGCTTAACGCTTATTGCCAAATCCCGGCCCGCCTGGGTGTCGGGTAGGTCAATCTCATAAGCAAGACCAATCTCATCACTACGGAGGCGAAGCGTTCCGGCGGTGGTGCGACCTAATACAATATTTGTATCATGGTTAAGCAGCGCCCGGACATCACTTAAGTCGGCATCTTTCAAGGCTTCGCGGCTGATGCTTTCTGAAAATCCGAACATCTGGTACTTTTGGTCCCACTTCAAAGCGTACCCGCGAAGACGGTTAACGCCCTCGTCCGTTGCGCGAACCTCTTGCACGTCGCCTGAAAAACGATGCTCAACGCCTGCCGGCAGGCTGTGCTTATACTCAGTTTGAGGCACTTGGTTGTCCATCTTCAGTTGTGTTTGCTGTTTCTTGCGCGGCTTCCGCCGGCTCCGTTTGTACTTGCCCATTTTTTCCGTCGAGTATTTCGTTTAGCCGGTCCATCGGGGCCATATTTTGCTGAATGAATAATTGGTCGCCGCCTTCGATTTTGTTTAGGTTTTTCTTCGCCCGCACTTCGTTAGGTGTCATCCATCCGTTTTGAATTGCGCTTGCAAAGAATTTAGCCTGCGCATCCATATCGCCCATTTGCAGGGTGGACAAATCGAAGGCGAAAAACTTACGTCGGTTTTTGATCTCCGAGGCCGTAAACAGTTTGGTCGTAAATTCTTCCTCTACTTTCTTCGCCAACGGACCAAGGCAATGCACTACAAAGTCTTGGTTTTGCTGCTCCATGTTTGAGAATGTAGAGCGGTCCAACTGCGAAAGTAGATGCAGCGGCATTTTAAACATCTGCGAAACCTGTATTGTAGTCAGGTTGCTAAAATCCATTACGGCGGCATCCTGCGGCCCTGCCTGAATCGCTTTAAAATCAGCGCCGGCATCCAAAACCATCATTGAACCGGCGTTCCTTGCGCCGGCATGGTTGTCCTCTAGTTTTGTTTTTAATACTTCGCGCTGCTCTTTTGTTAAGGCGTTCGGGAAGGTTATTAACCCGCCTACGCTTGCGCCTTTTTCAAACCACGTTTGCCCGTACCGCTGCGTACCGATAGCAGTAGACAAACTGCTTTTGTGAACTAGTCTAACCGCCTTGCCACTTACCCCGGTGAACGTAACCCCTTTAACGTGCAAAATCTCCGTCTCCGGCAGGTACACATTTACCGTTACCTCATCCAGTGTTCCACACACGTGGTAAAACAATTGCCCGCTTCGGCTGTAAACAACCTGCACAAACTCCTGCGGCAATAACTCCAGGGCATACGGGCGCATGGTAATCGGGTCGCGGTGAATCCGTGCGTATCCGTTACCCAAACAAGCGTTTGAAACTAACGCCTGTATAAAATCAAAAGTCGTGTAGTGGGGATGTGGCCGCCCGTCAAATAGTTGGGCGATTGGGCTTTCGTGGTCCGGGAAAACATCGCCATCGGCTTGCCGGGAAAAAACGCCCCGGTTAAGGCTTGCTAATCCTTCGGAAATATAACGAATAGCCGCCCACGCCGGCGGAATACTTAAAAGGCTGTCGTTGTTTACGGAAAACGAAGGGCTGGACGTGTTGAATCCAAAATATGACTGTGCCTGCGGGCTGCTCAGCGAAACGCTGCGCTGCTCTGCTTTTCTGGCATAAAATAGCCCGATTTCGTAGCCTCCTATTCGCATATTGTGCAAAAGTGGGCTGAAATCGGGCCAAAGGGGATTTTTACGCGGTGTTTCGTTCCCGTATAAATGGAAAACTAACTGTCGTTAGCAAAGCCCCAATAGCGTCTAATCCAAAAACAGGTATCCCTAAAGTATTATGCACTTCTTTTCGCTCTGCAAAAGAATCGTCTATAAAAATCGCGCCATCTGGATTTATTACCGTGCTTTTCCCAATACTTCTGTCTGTGATTCGCTTTATATCAAACGGCATATTCAACGATTCGTACCGGGCAGCGTCGCGGCTTACTATGCACACGTAAATACCGTTTTTAGCACAATCCAGAAGGTAAGCGTATAAAGGTGCATTTATCCGGTTGTCTTCAAACAAAAGACAGTCATCAAAATCGCAATACACGCTTTTTACGCGATAATCAAAACCAATCTTACAATCAAGCGCCCGGCTCATTGTCGCCCCAATATCTTGAAATATAAAATCCACATCCTTTTCCACGGCATCCCAAAGGGATAATTCTACCAGGTTAACCCCATAGGCCCGCCAAAGGCCCGAACTCCCGGCAATGCGGGGGGCAATCTCCAATAATTTTAATTCGCCGTTTGCCCGCTCTTTGACCTGAAAGAACCACGCGCCGCGCATGGTCAGCCGTTCGCATATATTCTCTGCAAACTGCCGGAACTCAGGGCGCTCAACTCGTTTTGTCTCTACAGATATTCCGTTTTTTATCCGGTCCCGGCTTCTACCTTCGCAAAATCGCAACTTACCAAAGCGGTCGGTAAAGCAGTCTACGGTGAACTCCGGTCCGGGTAAGTATTCGCGGGTAACGATGTCGCCATTATTTTTATCTCTTATCCTCCAAACATCCTCACGGCTGTAAGCAATTTCAGCGCCCTTGCTGCCTTGCCCCTTGTCCGGCTTCACAAAACAAGGGTAGTCGTTTGCGTAGTCCGGCGCCAGGTCCGGTAAATGTCGGTAAGTTGATGTTTTTGACCGGCATATCCTTACGGTTTCCGGCGGCGAAGTAACTACGTTAGGAAAATCACAAAGCGCCTCCAGCGCGTCATCGTGCGCCGGTAAAATGTAGTCTATTTTCTTAACCGTGCAAACAAACTTTATTTCCTCCAAAAAATCCGGGTCGCTAACGTGTGGTACTTCTGTACAGAAGTCGTATACAAAGCGCCCATGATCTTTTACGCTGCTAGCGCCGTATAACTCAAAATGCTTTGAGTTTCTCAGGCAGCGGTGGATTTCTAACCCGACCTCCGAGCCACACGGGAAAACTAGTACCTTTTTTTTCATGGGAGTTTGGTTTCGATTTCTGCTTGCATGTGATTCATCCTGTTTTGCCTAAGACTGCGTATAAGATCATGCTTGTACTCATTTTCGCTAGTCAACCTATCGCTAAAGTAAGTAATGTTATAGTTAAATAGCGCATCTAAGTACTCAATAGGCAACCCATTTATTATCTTAAGCGCTAATTCCCGCTTAATAAAATCAATGCCAAAATCCGTGTCTTCAAGAATGTTATCAGAGAATTTAAATTCTGCGGAGTATTTCATAGGTATTTTCTTGCGATAACTGTGTAATGAAGTGGTGCCAAAAACCTATCAGATTCCAGCGCCGTTAATTCGATTATTTCAAAGTCTTTAAGTAGCGCCCGTAAACCATGCTCAGTGAACCTCCAGCAATCCGGCAAAGGGCCGTGAATCCTGAAGTTAAACGGGGTGGACAAAAGCAATATTCCGCCGGGCTTTAAAATCCGGCGTATTTCCTTAATCGCGTCGAACGGCTGCAAAGTGTGTTCGATTACCTCGGTGCAAACTACCAAACCAAACGATTCAGTATATATAGCGTTCCGGTTATCCTTGCAAATATCGGCTACATAAGTAGGGTTTGTTTTATACGAAATGTCCAGGGTTTCTACCTGTGCTAATTTAAAATACTCGGCAGCGCCGCCATGCTCAGCGGGGGCAATGTCCAACACCTTTAGCGTTCTTTTGTCGTACTGCTCAGCGGCTTTTTTGATAAGCGCCGAAACATTGGCCCGGATTTTATTTAGCCCGTCAAGGTCGAACCGGTGTACTTTGTGGTTCAAGTCCAAAGGTTTTCTCATAGGTAGAGGGTGTGTATTTTCATGTACGCAACCTTGCCGCCGCTCTGGTACAATGTCAGCGCGTTGCAAAATGATTTAAAATTAAGGAACCGCCGCAAAACAACATCCCCCCGCGAATACGTCCTGTTAAACTCCTTCTCAGTTTCTAACCACGCCTCGTAAGTCGTGGACGTTTGGCTCAGGAGTTCGCCGTATCTGGCGAAGTAGGCAGCAGGTGTGAGCAAATCTGTAACATAGACTGCGCCCGAAGTTGTGCTGTTTTGATTAGGTTGTAATTCTCTAAGATTTCTGCTTTTGACTTTTCCCATAATTCACAGGCTGTTTTATAATCAGGAAATTCATCTGTCGCCAACTCCCAACCGGGTTTCCCGGCATAATTAGTTAGACAGACGCCGCCAGCTATTGTGGCCTCTATCCAGGCTATATTGCTTTTGTGGTCGTTGAATGGGTGGTTTATAATCGGCTTCCAAACGCCGTTTGCTCCTAACGCTTTCCACTTCTCGAAATATTCCTGCGGGTCGCTGATATGCCTAACGCTATCTGTATTTACGGCGTGGCGTAGAGGAGGATCGAAGCCTAAAAAAACCCATAGTTTAGGCTTTTCCTTTATCTCTTCGTACCAATCCCATCCCGCCCCTATTAGATCATGTATTTGAGCAGCCCGCCCGCGCCATGTCCATACGCCGCGATCCGGGGCTGGCCCGTTTGGCAGGTCGCCAGGCAGTACGGCGTTTGGTATAACCATACCCGGCTTTCCATAGGTTTTTCCGTAAGTTTCCAGGAATTTAGGCGTACTGTACCAGAATATATCCGCTAAATCTAATATTTTTAATGCCTCCTCACGGGCCGGCTCCCCTTCTTTATAGTCGTGGAAAATATCGTGGTGCCTTGGAAGGTTTAAAAGGTCGTCGTCGAGGTCTACAATAAAAGACACGCCGTTCTTTTTTGCCTTTAAAATATACTCACTAACGTATGGCAATTGGCCAGGGCGCGGCGAAATAATAATATCAGAATTTAAGATATGGCTAAAATCCATTCCTTTTTTTAGTACCTGAAAATTAAAAACGCCGGGGTATAGCCTCCGGATAACTTGAATAGGGCGGAATAGCCGCCAGTAGGCGACGTTGGATAATAGGGGGTATTCTAAAACGTGTACGTTTATCATAGGAATATCAATTCTGTTTCTTCTTCAAATAAATAACTTTTCCCCTGTGGTTGCCCCCGGTCTTTCAACCACTGCCCGACGGCGTTTAGCATCGCGGCCACGCCGTCGATCTTTTCGGCGCTCTTTCCTTTTGATGGGTAATAGTTGCCCGCCTGGGTTGGGTGCATTGTTACATTTGCCATCATCCACCTTTGGACCGGATTCCCTCCGTGCCGGAATGATTCCGACAAACAAAGCCTTTCTACCTGCTTCGCCGGGGGTGTAAGCCAAAGCGGTGCCTGGCTGTACGGCTGCATATCAATACCGGCATCAATCAGCCGGGGGGTTAGGTAAGATGAAAGCGCTGTATCATAACCGACAGAAACCAGGTTAAACGGCGCTACCGCTTCGGCAATATCTGCCGCTATCTGATCGTAATCGGTCACGTTCCCATCGGTTGCGTTTAAAAAGCCGTCCCGAACCCACTGCCGGACAAACGGCCTTTTGGCGTTGTGCTTTTCTATTGAATCCTCCGGAAGCCAAAACCACCAAAGCGCAAACGCCATTTCGCCCTCAAAAGCAGGAGGAAAGAACAGACAAAAAGCATTAAAGTCGTTTGTGTTTGCTAAGTCAAGCCCGCCCCAACATTCGCGGCCCGCCAACGCTTCTAAGTCTATCTGGTCCGCGCCTTTCATCCAAATATCGTCAGGTATCCAGCCATCCTGGGAGGCGTATTCGATGTTCAGGTTTTTAACCTTAAAATCAATTTCCTTTTGTTGCCCCTGTGTTTCTATTTTATTGTACTCCGTTTCAAGTCCGGTCATTGTCACAGATACGCCAAGTCCGGGATTTGGCTTTATCCATGTTGATTTATCCCTCCAGTCGTCGGCTTCATCTAACTCATAGATGAACGCCAACAGTTCAGGGTTGTCGCCAACGCCTGAAAGCATATTCTTACAAGCTTGTAAAAATTCGGAATTTGGCCCTTGCGGTTTATACCCCGCCGTGGTAATGATCCAGGTCATCGGGTCCTCCACTTTTACCATGCCCGATTCCAAAACATCTAACAGGTCGGTATTGTCCCAAGCATGAAATTCATCTATTAAGGCGGTCGACGGGCTGGCCCCGTCTTCGCTCTGTGAATCCCTCCCTAAATACGAAACCCAGGAAAGCGCATCGGTACGGCTTACCCGGGTAGACGTGTGCCCCTTAGGTATATTCAGCATTGGCGCTAACTCCGGGAAGTCAGAAACCAACATTTCCAACATCTTTCTTTGCCGGTCCCAACCAATTTTGGCCTGGTCCTTTTTTGTCGCTACCCAATAAACCTCCGGGTCGCTAACATTATCGAACAGAAAGCCTATCGTTCCAATCGTTACCAGGTTGGCGGTTTTGGCGTTGCCCCGGCCTACCTTGCAATACACTTTCCGAAAACGTTTTCCACCGTCATTGCGCCGCCATCCGTAGGCCATGTACACCAACGCCGCAAACCAGGGCATAATATCAAACGGCTGCCCGCTTACTTTGCCCTTTGAAAATTTGAACATTTCATAGAGGCTCAGCACCCGCGCTGCCTCGTCTTCGTCGAAATAATAATCCCATTTTTTGCGCTTAAGGTCATTAACGTGCCGGTCCATTGCAAGTTTTATCCACTTGCAAGCGGGTATTTTACCCGTCCGGATGTCGTTAATATAGCCTTTTGCGCGGTCGATCAAACTACTTTCTTTTTAGTGCCGCCTTTCATCATTTCCAAAATGCGGCTGGTTTGCTGTTTTGGTTTGTCGGTTTTAATTGTCATCGAAGAGCGAAGGGTAAAACCAAATTGTTCGTAAAGCTTCATTATTTGCCCGTCAATCTGCACCCGTGCGGTAAACGCTGGATTGATTTTTATTTGCCCGCTGCTCGTTTCAAACGTATGCCCTTTCTCCTGAACGTCTTTATCCAGCGTTTCCCGTTCAACCATTAACTTACACAAAAGAGCGACGGCGTTTAAATGCGGCTCGCCCAAAGTGGTAAACGACTGAATATCTTTTATGTAATGCACCCACCATTCCGCCATTTTGGTGGTGAAGCCGGCAGGGGCCGGAGGGATGCCATCCACGGGTGGCAGTTCCGCCCGGTCGCCCTGTTTGCACTTCTCAAACGTTCCTTTCTTCTTTAATTCTGCCGTTGATTTTGGCGGTCGTCCTTTCATATTTTTAGGCTAGTCTAAAAAAGTGAACCATTTTTTCGTGTATCTGCGTTTTGGGAGGGCGGCGATGTACCGGCACTCTGCCTAGA